TTAAGAAGAAAGCTAAGGGTTCTAAGAAACTACGTAGAGGTTCTAGTGGCCTCCAGATTAAAGGCTCAGGCTCTACTGGAACTAACGTCAACTCATAGGATAAACCATGTCACAAAGCCAATCAGAGGTGGCTAAGTTATACTTCAAGCTCGAAGCAGATAGGCTTATATACCTAGATCGAGCTAGACAGGCTTCCCTCCTCACTATACCCTCTATATTTCCTCCCGAAGGTAGCTCATCAGCTACGGACTTCGTAACCCCCTATCAGTCAGTTGGTGCAAGAGGTGTTAATAACCTAGCATCTAAACTGCTCCTCACCCTACTCCCCACGAACAACTCCTTCTTCCAACTCACAATAGACGACTTTGACCTAGCGGCCATCGACTCAGAAGCTGAGCGTGGTAAGGTTGAAGAAGGGTTAGCCCGTATTGAGCGTAGTGCTCAGCAGGAGATAGACGCGAGGGCTTTACGTGTACCAACCTTTGAGGCCGTCAAACATTTACTTATCAGTGGTAACAGTCTTCTGTACATGCCGAAGAAAGGTGCACTGAAAGTATACAAACTAAACCAGTATGTAGTAGACCGCTCCACCAGTGGCGAGATCAATAAAATAATTATAAAAGAGACCGCCCTTCTAGAATCACTTCCTGATTCGATCCGTACTCAAGTCCTTGAGAATGGCGATATTCCCATAGAGTCCAACGAACCAAACAGTAACCCAGAAGTAACTGTGTTCACCTGCATCCGCAGGGAAGGTAAGAAGTTCGTAGCTCATCAGGAAGTTGAAGGTGTTGTTCTCCCCAACAGCGAGAGCATCTACCCTGAAGAACGTATGCCATACTTAGCCCTACGCTTTAATGCCGTAGATGGTGAGCACTATGGACGTGGTTTCATTGAGGAATACTACGGAGACCTTAACTCCCTAGAGATCCTGACGAAAGCCATCGTACAAGGCAGTGCCGCAGCAGCTAAGGTGTTGTTCTTGGTGAACCCTAACGGTACTACGAAGAAACGGACGCTTGCTGATTCACCCAACGGTGGAATAGCAGACGGTAACGCACAAGATGTATCAGTCCTACAGCTGGAGAAGTTTAATGACTTCCGCATAGCGCAAGAGACTGCTTCCCAAATAACCGAGCGACTATCGTTCGCGTTCTTACTAAACAGTGCTGTTCAGCGCAATGCTGAGCGTGTCACGGCTGAAGAGATTCGGTTCATGGCGCAGGAGCTAGAGGCTGCCTTAGGTGGTGTGTACTCTACCCTATCACAAGAATTCCAACTCCCTCTCGTAGAAATACTCCTGAAGAAAATGGAAGATTCTAAGAAGATGCCTAGGTTCCCTAAAGGTGTCCTGAAGCCTAAGATTATGACAGGCTTGGGCGCTTTAGGTCGATCTCAGGATCTGGGTAAGTTGATGCAATTCGTAGAGATGGCTAAAGTCCTAGCAGACCCAGCTATCTCTGGAGAAATAAACGTTGGAGATGCTCTATCTAGAGTTGCTTCCTCTTTGGACATGGATACTCAAGGCTTAATTAAGTCAGATGAGCAGAAGGCTGAAGAACAGGCAGCAGAACAGGAGCAGATGCAACAGATGCAGCAAGCAGATATGGCTGGTAAAGCTGTAGCCCCTGCTATCAATGCTATGTCTAAACAACAACAAGGTGGCTGATCCCCACCTTTAACTAAGAGACTTTATTATGGACTCAATTCAAATACAAGGCACTGAAGCCCCTGATGTAGTGGCAGCGCAAGAAGCTCACAATGCAGAAATGGCTGCGGTGGGGGAGCAACTGGAGAATAACAATAACCCAGACGCTCCCTCGCGCCCTGAGTGGTTGCCAGAAAAATTTGAAAGCCCTGAGGCAATGGCGGAAGCCTACAACAACCTAGAAAGTAAACTAGGTGCGCCTAAAGAAGAAGTAACAGAAGAAGTGGTGGCTGAAGAAGCCCCTGCTGAAGAAGAAGTAAAAGAAGTTCTGGCAGAGCAAGGAGTAGACTTTAATACCCTAGCTAGCGAGTACGCAGAGAACGGTGAACTATCCGAAGCTACGCGAGCAGAACTAGAGAAAGTTGGATTCTCCAAGGACGTGGTGGATTCATACATTGCAGGTCAAGAAGCCTTGGCTGCCCAGCTGACATCCAGCGTCTACGAACAAGTAGGGGGCGAAGCGCAATTCACTTCAATGACTGAGTGGGCAGGTGAGAACCTAAGCCCGTCAGAAGTAGAAGCATTTAATGACGCTATGGATAGCGGCAACATGGGTCAAGTAAACTTGGCGGTATCAGGTTTACAAGCTAAATACGTTTCTGCCGTAGGAAAAGAAGGTGCTCGTTTAGAGACACGAACCTCCTCTACGACAGGTGATCGGTACGAGTCACTGGCTCAATTAACCAGTGCTATGTCTGATCCCCGTTATGCTACTGATCCAGCATACCGTAATCAAGTGGCTGCGAAGCTAGATCGAAGCCCTGATTTCTAAAGTCTCTACCCAGCCCTCAGTAATGGGGGCTTTTAATTCAATGAAACATAACCACAACGAACTACCTTTGACCCGCTGCGGTGGATAATCTAAGAGAAAAGTTAGGTGATAGTTCCAGAGAATAAACACACACTCTAAACTAATCTTAATTTAAAGGTAATTTATAATGGCAAACGCAACTCCCTCACGTTTAGGTCAAGCCTTAGCAACTGGCGGTAACGAAGCACTATTCCTTAAAGTATTTTCAGGCGAAGTCTTAACCGCTTTTAATAACAACAACATCTTCATGGACAAGCACACTGTCCGCACAATCTCTAGTGGTAAGAGCGCATCGTTCTCGTTCGTAGGTGACTACGCACAAGGCGACATCGTTGACGTACACACCGCTGGTTCTGAGCTTACAGGTGAAGACATCTTGCACAACGAGAAAGTTGTGACTATTGATGGTCTTACTATTGCTCACACTTTCATCGCGTCTATTGACGAAGCTATGAACCACTTTGACGTTCGTTCACAGTATTCAACTCAGCTTGGTCACGCTCTTTCTAAGAAAGCTGACGCTGCCATCTCTGCTCAGATCACAGCTGCTGCTGTCAACACTACCTTCAATGATGGTACTGGCGCAGACACTCGCACACGTGACGTTGAGATGGCTTCTGGTCTTGGTGCTGTTTCTGGTACTGAAGTTGCAGATCAGATTTTCGCTGCTCTTTCTCAGCTTGACGCTGTTGATGCTACTGGCGAACGCTACGTAGTTCTCGACAACGAAGCATACTGGGCATTGTTCACTGGTACATTGAACCAATTAGCTACTGTTATAAACAAAGACGCTGGCGGTTCTGGTTCTGTAGCTACTGGTCAAGTTCCTATGATCGGTGGTGCTAAAGTATACCGTAGCAATAACATGCCTGCTACTGTTAAAGGTCAGGTATTCACTAAAGAAGCTGCTGCAACTGTTAAGTTGAAAGACTTGTCAGTAGAAGCTGAGTACGACATCCGTCGTCAAGGTACTTTGCTTGTAGCTAAGTACGCGATGGGTCACTCTGAACTCCGTCCTTCTGCTGCTGTTCAGTTCAAGGACGTATTATAATATAATAAAGGGGGTCTCTTAACCGAGGCTCCCTTTTTTTTACCTAGAGGAACTTATGTCACTACTAACCCCAACAACCAAACTGGAAGCCGTGAACACAATGCTGTCGGCTATCCGCGAAGCTCCAGTAAATAGTTTATCCTCTGGTCTTATAGATGCCGAGACAGCAGAACAGATCCTTGATAACGTTTCAAGATCCCTCCAAGACCAAGGACACCCCTTCAATATAGAAACAGATTACAAGATAGCTCCCGATAGTAACGGTGAGATCGTCTTACCCCTAGAGTTCATCAAGGCTGACCTAGCAGCATCCCAGACCCAATACCGTAGCAACCAACACGAGTACGTGCTACGAGGCCGTAAGATGTACGATACGGTAGAGCACACCTACGCCATCAACAAAGAATTGTCATTAGACGTGGTGGTGCTTCTTGACTTTGAGCTACTCCCTGAGTCAGCCCGAAGATACATCGCAATCAAGGCAGCCCGTATGTTCCAAGAGCGCATACTAGGCAGCGAGACCTTGTCCTCATTCCAACGCAGTGACGAGCTACAGGCTCACACTGACTTTGCAAACGCTATGGGTGAGCTAGGTGACTATAACATATATGATAGCTACGATACTGGTGCAATCACCAATAGACGTATGCGCTACACAAACTATAACTAGGATTTAATTATGCCTCTAGTCTCAGGAAATATCCCTAACTTTATCAATGGGGTCTCCCAACAGGCTCCAAGTTTACGACTGGAGTCCCAAGGTTCAGAACAGATCAACGGCCTATCTGATGTAGTTGGTGGGTTTACTAAGCGACCCCCTACTCAGCTAAAAAATAGGCTAAAAATTTCAGACCCTTTGGGGTCAACCTTTTTGAGCGTTTCAGACCTAGCTAAGTCCTACGTTCATACCTACCAACGCAGTTCAACAGAGCAGTACACAATACTCGTAGTGCCTGACGCGACTACACCTAAGGTCTACACCTATGATGTCGATGGGAACCTAAGGTACGAGTCAGGTGTAGCTAGTTGGGATGCAGCTGGTACACAGATCAATACTAACACAGATGACACAAGCTACCTAGCCACCAGTGACGGTCTGGCTAACTTCGACACAACCTCTATTGCCGATAGAACCTATCTGGTTAATAAGAGTGTTACTGTAGCTAAGGATACCACCACGATCAACCCACCCGCCCGACCGTATGAAGGTCTAGTGTTCCTAAAACAAGGGGATTACGAAAGGGAGTATAGGGTACGACTGACATCACAGGATGGAAACCAAACAGAATACAACATCGTTTACACATCACTAGACTCAACCAATGCAACCAACGCAGCCACTGGTACTATCGTAGGTGGATTAAGGGATGACGCCGAGTCTGCTGCAACTTCAGCTAACCAAGTGTTCGATAGGGAGAGTGGAGGTACAGGAGACACAAGAACCTTTACTGTAGACGCTGCTGTTTATCCCACAGGCTCGGACAACCTGGTAATAACCGTAGCTGGTGGCATTATCAGAGCTGACCAGTGGCAGCTTCTGTGGTCTAATCAAATACAGATATTTAACTGCCCTCAGCTTACTTACACCGAACGGGGTAAGCTACCTCTGTCCTACAAGGCTAGGGTTGAATTTGCTAACTACACGACTACAACTCCCTTCCACGACTCATACGCTGTGTACCCTACAGCATACAACAAAGAGCCTATGTTCGTAATCTCTACTAATGACTACGATTTCTCTATGGAAGTTACAGACGACTCAGGTGGTCAGTTCCTACGTGGCTTTAAAGACACAGCTAAATCTTTTACAGACCTCCCGAACCAAGCCCCCGAAGGATTCACTATTAAAGTAGTGGGGGACAATAACAAAGACGAGGATGACTTCTACGTTAGGTTTGAAGGCGACCTAGGCTCAGGTACTTGGCAAGAAACAGCAGAAGATGGTGCGGTGAACTACTGGGACGCAAGCACCCTGCCGCATGGCCTGTCCCAAGCAGCTGACCTTAGCTTCTCCCTAGACCCCCTAGAGTGGGACTCAAGACAAGCAGGTGACGAGGCTACTAACCCTTTCCCTTCTATTGTAGATAGCAACATCAACGCTGTGTTCTTCCACAGGAACCGCTTGGGCTTCTTGACGGGCGAGAACATCGTCTTCTCAGAAGCAGGTGAGTACGGTAACTTCTTCCGCACCACAGTACGCACACTACTGGACGCTGACCCTATAGACGTAGCGGTAAGCCAAGCAGAAGTCGCAGACCTCCAAGCTGCCATACCTTTCCAAGAGGACTTGATCCTTTTCTCAGAGCTGAACCAGTTCACGCTATCATCCGATACGCTGCTGACAGCCCTAGACATTACAGTTACCCTATCGGCCAGCTACAGGAACAACCTGACAGCCAAGCCAGCACTAGCGGGTGACAGCCTGTTCTTCTCCGAGACCAACGGGGAGTATTCAGGTATCCGTGACTACCGAGTAAGTGGTGATGCCAAGCTAGTAACAGCCCCCTCAGTAACCGACCACGTCCCTGAGTATGTTAAGGGTAAGGTCATACAGATGGCAGCCACAGCTAACGAGGACATCTTACTTGTACGAACGGACAAAGACTTAAAGACTGTTTACGTCTACAACTGGTACGACCAAGGTGGAGAGAGACTACAGAGCGCATGGTCTAAGTGGACTTTTGATGAAGAAGTAGTTAATGTCTACATCAATAACACTGGGGTTTACCTCACGTTTGCTTCGGGTTCTCTGGAGTTAATGGAGTTGACTAACCCCGAAGCTACCCGCTTTATCCAAGACGCATTCTCTAGGGAACCCGTGGTAACTACAGGTGTACTTAACTTGGTGGATAACAACCCAGCGTCCTCGTTCGGCTTCGAGCTTAATGAGCGTGGGTTCAACCCTGATGGTTTCATCTTCTACGGGTCTGTAAACAACTCAGTGTTCGGTACTACTTCAGACCACGTAGCAGCAGCATACACACGCAAGTACGAATACTTCCAGTACGGTGTGTTGCAATCTACTACATGTCACGTACACATCAAGACACAAGGTATCGCTAACCCTTACAACTCAGTCACCATCAACGGGCTAACCCTGAACGTGGATGACTCTGTAGTAATCAGCGATCAAGAGCGACAGTGGGAGGTATCTATCGCAGAGTCCGACTCCCTGTTCCCCACGGACGGTGTTGATGAGACAGTGACCTTTTCGTACATAACAGAAGCTAAGGAACTACCAGACAAAATCTTTGCCCCACTATTGGATCACAGAGTACGTCTAACCTCAGCTATAACAACTACGACTGGTATCACAGACGTAATGAGCGTCACTAACTCCACTCAGTTCATATCCCACAGGGGTGAGCTAATAGCCACTGGTTCCTCTACAGCTGCCCTACAGCTAGTAGTAGATCATCTGGCCTTGACGCACTTGCAGGATGGAGTACAGACAGACAACTACGCAGACGCAGGAGAACCCTATAGGTTCACTTACGACCTCTCAGAAAGAACCCACAAGGAAGCTGACGGTAAACCGACACAGCTCTCTAGGTTCCAACTGGGGTCTATCTCCTTCCTTACGTCCGACACAGCAGCATACGATGTTACTGTAGAGGCTACGGGTAGAGACCCTGTAGTCACTAGCTACGCTCCTAGATACCTAGGCAGTAACAACAACATCATAGGCTTAGCCACCATACCCGACCAAGATGTATATAAGGTTGGGCTGCAGAGCCAAGCCAAAGAAACTAAGATAAGCCTAAGCAGCATAAGCCACCTCCCCTGTACTTTCCAAAGTGCCGAGTGGGAAGGCTATGTAACCATGAGATCACAAAGGGTTCAATAATGATACATTACCGTTTAAGTAAGCACTCCGACTGTCAGGAGCTTGCTCCCAATTTACGACAGGCAGATAAAGACGAGGTGCTTGCTTCAAACGGACTTAGTCCCCTAGAGGCTCTACAGGCAAGCTACGAGGTATCCCAAGACTGCTACACCATTACAGACCGAGAAGGTAAGACTATAGGTATGTTTGGTGTGGCAGACAACGGGGTGTTCAGCTCTCCTTGGATGTTAGCAAGCGATGGCATCCTATCCATACAGAAGGCTTTCCTTCGACAGGGTAAGGAGTGGGTGGAAGATATAGCCCAGAAGAACCCTGTACTAATCAATTACGTCCACCGAGATAACGACAAAGCTATCAGGTGGTTAAAATTTCTAGGCTTTACCTTTACCACACTTGTTCCAGAATACGGTGTGGGTAAGGGGCCTTTCTACCAATTTGTGAGGGTTACCCCAAATGTGTGATCCAGTAACTATTTCAGTGGGTGCGTTAAGCATGGTCACAGCTCAGCAACAAGCAGCTGGGCAGAAGAAGATGTATGAGGCTAATGCAGCCAATGCAGCAGCTGCCGCTGGTGACCAACTAATGCAGCTCAACCTACAACAAGCACAAGACGAAGAGAACGCACTCCAACAGCAGATGGACACAGACCTACAGATGATGCAGGCTATGTCTACAGCTACCGTAGCAGGCGGAGAGTCAGGTGCTTCACTAAACAGTAACGCTGCCCTACAGGACATAGCTAGGCAAGGTCTAGTATCTAATAGTCGTGTAACACAGCAGCTAGAACGAAACAACATGCAACGAGAGATGGACACCAAAGGCATCATGTCTGGTGCTCAGTCCCGTATTAACTCAGTAGCCCGACCATCTGGAGCTGCCACAGCTCTGACGATAGCAGGCGGTGTAGCAGGAGCAGCTGCGGCTGGCGGCTATGGCGGTAAGAAGACTACATAGGAGATGGCAACTAATGCCCAAGTCAATTAAACAATCTTTAGACGTACAGAACACCATAGCTTCACCTAATCTATCTACAGTAGCTCGGCCTGTTGACACATACGTACAACCTGAGCAACCACGGGAGCTACAAACAGCAGAAGCCCTGAAGTCCCTCGGCCAAGGCTTGAGTGGCCTAGCGCAGAACTACAGACAGTCTAAGGAAGCCGAAGACCTCGCGGGGTTAGACGGTGAGATTGCAGCAGCAGAAGCATCAGTGAAAGCTGGTGACATAGATCACATTAAGAACCACGGTGGCTTCGCCCAGTACAGCCCCGCAGTTACCCTACAGCTCAACAACCGACTCGGTAAGAAAGCTGGTGTAGAGGCCGCAGGGGAGCTACAAGACTACTTCTCAGAGAATCCTGACGCACTCACAGACGATGCCCTGAGAGACCAAGCGATCCTAGAGATGACCCCAGAGCTAAGCGAGAGTGCCTCGAAGGTATACAACGGAGCACTCTACAGCCAGTACGCAGCGGCAGCTGAAGCACTCACGAACACAGGACGACAGCTCAGGAGTGAGGAAGTTAAGGCCGAGCTTAAAGAAGGTTTACTCGTGGATCTTCAGGGTCTTATAGGGACTGAAGGCTTTGATGTAGAGGCTTGGGATAAGTCAGACGCAGTACAGCAGTCTGGGCTTAGTAATGTTCAGATCAAGAATTTAGTAGTGGATGCTTACATAGCGAAAGCTAAAGGCTCTCAAGACTCATCTTACTTAGACCAGATCCCCGCCAGCATGACAAACATACTCACTCAAAATGAGATAGCACAGAATAAGGCTGCTATAGATGAAGCCTCGGTATCCTCAAGGTATAGGACACAGTTACAAGAAGCTCAAAACCAGAAGATAGAAGATGACAATAAGATAGAAGAGATAAACAAACTTCATCTATCAGACCCTTCTTCCTTCTCGTCTGCTGATTATGTTAATGAGTCTAATGCTGTATACAGCCATGCACAGCGTATGGAAAAAACAGAGTTAATCCGTGTGCCTCAATCTAAGAAGGCTGCTGAGGCTGCTCGTCTACACGCACAGAAAAGGTTGGGTTCTGGGGATGACCTAGATGACATCCGCAATGAAATCTTAGCCCGTGAGGACATGAGACAGTCAGATAAGGATGCTGTAATCGCTCGTATTGAGAGGCTAGAGGATGTGCCTAATGAACTGGCAACCAACAAGAACTACGGGTCAGCCATCGCGTCCATCAAGGCGGCAGGTAAGTCAACCTTTTCTTTCGGGGATGAATCTAGGTTACTTCTGGATCGAGAGGTACAGGCTCAGTTAGACCAGTTTGAAGATGACCTCTACAGCCAGTTTGTAGACTACATGGAAGAAAATAACGGTAAACAACCATCGCGTAGAGTGCAAAAGGATTGGATCAGAGACTTGAGGAAAGAAGCGGTAGAAGAAATAGAGCAGTACATTGTGCCTAATATAGAGCCTACTGTTAATTCCGATGTTGGATCATTTGACGAGTTCAGGAAATCTAGAGGTTCAAGATGAGTAGTGAAAGCGCCCAAATAGAAATAGATGAAGGTAGGGTAATGGAGTCCTACGTGGACACAGAAGGGCATTTGACAGGAGGTGTCGGTCACTTGCTTACAGACGCAGAAAAAGCTCTGTATCCTGAAGGTACTCCCATACCTAAAGAAGTGGTCGATGAGTGGTATAGAATAGATTTAGAAGAAGCGGAAGCTGACGCTGATAAGTTCTATAAAACTGACGACCCTAACTTGAAAGCCATCTTAACGAACATGTCATTTAACTTAGGTTCTACGAGACTAGGTAAGTTCGTTAAACTTAAAGAAGCACTTATTGCTGGTGACTACGAAGAAGCGGGCGCCCAGATGTTAGATAGTAAATGGGCGGGTCAGGTTAAAGGCCGAGCCACAAGGCTAATAGAGCGTATGACTTCGTTAGCCCCAGAACCAGAAACACAAACAGCAGAACAACAAGCAGTAGAAGAACAGCCCACTTATGCCCATTTTGAGTCTCAAGCGAGAAGGGCTTTTTCCGAGGGCGATAGAGAAAGAGCTGATAGCCTCCTGAGGGAAGCAGAGGCTATGGGACTATCACCCACACCCACGGACTTAGAGTCCTTTGATGTCTTTTCAAGACGACCAAGAGAGAGATAGTATGTCTTATACAACTTACGGTGAAGCCTATGTCGCGGCAAAGGAAGCATTCGAGAGCGGTGATAAAGAAACAGCGGGGTCTATACTAGACTCGGCTAAAGAAGCAGGCTTAGCTCCTGCTTTTCAGAGTTATAAAGAGTACGAAGCAGCTGCTCGTGAAGCCTTTGAAAATGGAGATAGGGATGCAGCTGGTGGTATTTTAGACGAGGCTGACCGCCTTGGTCTCACACCCCCAGAGAAACCTACAGATAAACCCGCAGTATCCCAATTCGAGGGTGCTGAGATCGTCAAGGATCGTAACTACAAGACACTGAAAGATGATGAGCTTTGGATTAAAGCCGCTGCTCAGGTATACAAGCTACACAATAAGTCCAACCCGTCACTAGAGTCCATGAAGGACATCGAGGGTGATACTATAGAAGAGAAGCTGGCTGAGTACGGTCTACAGCAAATGGCTGGCTTTAACTTTGACCTCGTTGAGATGGGTATAGATGCTAACCGACTGACCGAAGCTGATGACGAAACTAAGCTAGGCTTCGTGTACATGATGGACACATACGACAATACAGACATGTCGTGGAAGACCACATGGGACGCTACTAAAGAGATGGTCTCTGACCCTACCAACTACTTGGGTTTGGGCGCAGGTGCTGTTGCTGGCCTCGCTGCTAAGGCTGCGGGTAAGAAAGGCTTCAAGGAGCTTATCAAGAGTTCTGTTAAGAGGTCTGCTATCGTAGGAGCCTATGAGGGAGCTATAGTCGGTGGCGCAGATGCCCACATACGCCAGAACGTCCGTAGGGATGCAGGTACTCAAGACGAGTACAGCGTAGGACAAACTCTCACAGGAGCTGCTATAGGCGGTGCTGCTGGGGCTGCTTTAGCCTCAGGTGCTGATGTAGTGGGCTCTAAGATTAGTGCTAAGTTCAGAGCCACACAGGAAGCTAAGCAAGCTGAAATAGATGAAAAGAAGATAATGGCTAATGCAGAGGTAGCCTCTAAGATAGAAGCAGAGCAACCTACAGCAGACGTAGCCAAGACTGACGATGTACTAGACCCTGAGTTCAAAGAAGGTGCTACTGAGGCAGCTGGTACTGTAGAGCTAAAGACCCATAAGGTCACAGAGAACGCTGACGGAACCACCACAAACACTGTCAAGACTGAAGGAGAGATCACCCGTGGTGTTGTCCCAGCAGTCGATGACCTATATAAGCTAGTAACTCTAACCCCTAATAAGGTGGATGAGTACGTAGCTAGTTTGGCTACCAAGACCCTTACACAGGGTGAAGCCCTTAAATTGGGGAGTCACGTCAACGAAGCTACTCAGCAGATAGCGTTCAACTACTCTAAACTAAAGGCAGCTAGACTCAAAACAGAAGACCCTGAAACCATCAAGAGGTTAGACAAACAGCTTGAGAAGGCTGGTGTCGCAATGCTAGAGTCTAAGAAGTTATACGATTACAGCGCTAGTCACTACGGCAAGGGTCTACAAGACACTCAGAACTACTTCATACCTAGGAACAAGTTCGGTGTAATTACTCAGGAAGCAGTGGACATCTCATCCATCAAATACTATTCAGACAGACTAGACGAGGTTGAGATTTTCTTTGAAAAGTTGATCGTTAAAGCAATGAACGAGGGCGACCAGACTTTAGCCACTAAGTTGATGAACGCTAAAGCTAACGAACGTGCTCCATACGTCAAGGCGCTAGAGCCGTTTGAAGGTGAGGGTACTATCAAGGCTCTCAAGATGAGCGAGCGTACTAAGAAGACAATTGGAGAGAGGGCGAACCATTTAACACACCAAGCGGTAGAACTATCCATCGGTGGCGTGTTCTCTATGAAGACAGTAGCCATAAACATGGCTTGGCCTCTAACTAAGGCTGGTACTTACCCCATCTTACGTTTCGTGAACAGCCCTGAGAAATGGAATGCTTCTGGAGCTAGAGCAGCCGCCCGTGGTGTAAGCATGATGAAAACACATTCAGCTGCTGGTTATTTAGCCTTTAAGGACGCTTTCAAGTATGAACAGACATTCCTAACTAGGGATTCCTCTCGTATACTAGAGGGTGGTATCAAGGTCAAGGGTAAGTTGGGCGCAGGTGCTCGTACATTCCCTAGGCTCCTAGCGGCAACCGATGCTTTCAACCAAGAGCTGATCGCAGGTAACTACCTAATGCACCAAGCGGTAGACACTTTAGAAGCTAGAGCTAAGGAGTTCGGTTTTGATAGCCAAGGGCTTCAGAAGTACATTGACCAGAACATCGAAGCTGAGATGGCTAAAGGCTACCAGCGTGAGATTGACGCAGCAGCTATCCAACCTTTAATGGAAAAGGGTTCTGCTATGGGTATGGACGGTGAAGAACTTAACGCATGGGTAGCAGAACAAGCCACCCGTATGGGATCTGACCGCCTCAAGCGCCTCGTAGATGAGGGAGCTTTGGACGAGGTTCAACGTGCTCTGTACAAGAAAGAGTTTGACCCTAGCGAAGGCAAGCAAGGTACTCAATACGTACTAGCAGCTGCCCGTGGTGTCGAACGTTTCCACCAGAAGCACCCCGTAGTCAAACTAGCGGGTCTACTGTTCACTCGAACACCTATGCGTGTTATCGAGGAAGCCTTCCGATTGACCCCAGCACTTAACCTAGTGCTCCCTAGCTTCCGTGACGACCTAGCAGGTAACAACGGCCACTACAGGCAAGCTACGGCTCGTACAGAGCTTATGCTGAGTAATGCCATACTAGGCTATACGATGGCTAAGTATGCCTCAGGGGAGATCACAGGCAGCAAAGACCGCGACTGGACTAAGACAGCAGCTGAAGAATCCTCACAGCCCCAGATGAACATCACCCTAGACAACGGCAAGAAGATAGACTTCTCCCGTATAGAACCCTTTAAGGTTCCCATGTTAATGGCGGTGAACGTGTTGGAAGGCTACGAGAGAGCTAACGTCACAGGCAACCTTAACGAAGAAGAAACCAACAAGGCTATGCAGAACCTAGGCATTGCTATGACTGGTATCACGCTCGCTATCAGGGACGCTGGGTTACTCCAAGGTATCACTGAGACAGGTAGCGTACTTACATCTGGTCTCGATAAGACAACCGCAGGGGACTCTGGGGACGCTATGGATAAGATAATGGATCTCATCTTTAAGAAGTCACTAGCTGTCATCCCATCGGAAATCTCTAAGACACAGAAGACCTTTGGTGACACAGAGCTTATCACTACAGCTACTAGATCGCAGCTCCTGCTGAGTAAGTTCAGACCTAACCACACCACCCTCCCACGTAAGCACAACATCTTTGGGAAGGTTCGGGAGACACACAACCCCACGAGCACTTGGAATGCTTTCCTACCGTATGACTACTCATCTCACTATGACTCCAAGGGTCAGCAGGAGATAGGTGAGTTTATCGCTCGGTTGGAGCAGAACGGGTACGGTAACTTTACATCGTTCCCTACAGAAACCAAGCATCTTGACGGGGATCTCCGTGAGAAGTATATCATGATAGATGGGCGAAAGTCTAACGTCTACAATGTGATACTAGCGGAAGTGGCTAGGCAAGGTAAAGCATTAGAGAGGGGTCTTTTAGAGATCACCCGTAATAAGTCAGGTTTAGGTACACCCGATGACCCAAGCCCTAGAGTCAAGGCTATCAACGCAATGAGAAGCAAGGTTTGGGAGAATGCTGTCGGCATGACCCTATCGAAACACCCTGAGCTTATGCAGGAGAGTCTAGAGCTGAAGAAACAAGAAAACAGAGATAAATCTTTATTCCCTAACATATAGGACTTAACAATGGCATTTTATTCCATACTAGAATATACAGCCACTGGTGGGGATAATCAATTCACAACACCTCCTTATATAGATAAGTCCCACCTCCTTGTAACCAAGGATTCGGTGGGGCAGGTGTTGGGTGTTGATTACACTATCAATGGTACTATCCTAACATTTACTGTTACTCCTACGATTGGGAGTGCGATTAAGATAGCGAGAGAATCGAACCCTGAAGGCCGCTTGGTTGACTACACACAAGGCGCTGGCTTCAGCGAAAGAACACTAGACTTAGACAGCCTACAGGCTTTCTATTTAGCCCAAGAGGGCTTAGATTTACAAGCACAATACGCATCTGAGGGCGGCTACCCAGCAATCTCAGGACAACAAAACGCAGCAGAGATAGACGTACTGCAAGCAGAGATGAACACAGCACAGGCTGACATCACTACTGCCGAAGCAGCTATCATAAACAACACAACAGCCATCAATGACCTAGACAGTGATGTAACATCTACTAGCTACACCAAGAGAAAGATAGTTAAGGTTGCTACAGACTTTGGTACAATTGACCCCACTGTTGAATACTTTATTGACGGTGTTGTAGACATGGGTTCTACTTCTATAGAAATCCCAGCAGGCGGTATTAACATCCGTGGT